AACATGCTGCTCTGCTCCAACATCCTGAGCGCAGCCGCAACGGTTACCGTGGACCTCTACCGGTCCGCCACGGCGTACACCCTCTGCAAGGACGTCTCGATCCCTGCGGGTGCCACGCTCGATGTACTCAACAAGGCAATCTACCTCGAAGAGGGCGACGACCTCCGCGTTACCTGCGGCACGGCTTCCGGCCTCGACGTGGTGGCCAGCTACGAGATCATCTCTGAATAACCCCTCGAGAGACGTGGGGGAGGCCTTCCGGGGTCTCCCTACGCTTTCACCTAACTAGGAAACTCATATGAGCAAACAAAGGTTTCTCGGGGGCCTCCTCGGGGCAAACCCTTTGCGGGACGGGTCGTTTACGGACCCGGCCCTAACGGGCTCCGTCGAAAACGCTGAGACGTTCTTCATCAACGGTGAGACAGGCGACTTCACGATCACCGGCAACGACATCGCCCACAACACAGCTAACGTCGCTGACGTAATCTACGCAGATACCACCGGATACACTGGGAAGTACTACTATGAAGTCTATCTATACGGAGGCTTCGCACGAGCAGGGTTCCTTAAATCTAGTGTGACTGACACCAACATATTCTTAGGAAACAACGCCGGAGCCTTTGCTTTCAACGCTAACGGAGCCGCCTATAGTCTGCTTGAAGAGGGGACCACCACGCAAATCGGCACAGGCACTCTCGACGGCTCACAAAGTCATGCGGTGTACGGTGTAGCGGTGGACTTTGACAATGACGAAGTTACCATTTGTTGGACTGACGTATACATTGACGGCACACGGTATTGGGTTGACGGGTCTTACAGCACCTCAACGAGCTTCCCTGCCTCCGCCACAATCACTACGGCGGGGGTCACAGACCGCATTGCAGTAGGTCACTACCACAACACCACTTATCCCGAGGCCTACTTCAACTTCGGCGATGATCCGACCTTCGGCGGTAACCTGCCGGGTACCCCCACGGCGGACAGCTCTAGCTGGTACCGAGATCCTCCCGCAGGTTATGACGCTAAACTTGGGATCACGGTCGGATCAACCGACCGCACGACCTCCAACGTAGGTGTTGTCGCCCTTGACGAGGCGGGTCCTGAGACCGTGGATGCTTACATCACCACGGTGCAATCCAACACGTTCGGTACCGACGATGCGGCTGAGGAAGTTACCTACTACAACACCAACCTCGCTGGTGCTAACGATCTAGGGTGCCTCTGGGGTCCGGGTGGAACGACGTTCTACTGGAATGCAGGTGCGGTGCTCAACCAAGTTGATTGTAGCACACCCTACGACCTGACTACTGCGGGTACGCCAGAGACCACTACAATGTCTGGAGGAGTAAATCCCAGCTACAAGTTCTCGTTCAATGACGATGGCACTCAGATCATGTACTCGTCTAACAGCACGACCCATCTGCGGTATCGGCCCCTGAGTACGGCCTACGACATCACCACGGTAGGTTCTGAGACCGCAATAGCCAACGTTGGCTACTATCTCCAAGCTCACCTTGGCGATAACGGGAACCTCTACCTCGTAAGCCGTGACGCCACCACCGCTGGCGACGGCGACGTGCGGACATTCAGCGATCCGTCAGACTTTTCGAGCAGCCTCACCAACCAGAAGCAGCTCGACAGCGGCGTGCAATACAACCAGACCGGCGACCCCTTCATGTCGGCGTTCAATGATGATGGCACCGTCATGTGGCTGGCGGCTACGGGAGACTATGCGGGTATCGAAGAGCTACACCTCTCGACCCCTTACGACCCCACAAGTGTCACTAAGGCGAACAACATCACGGTTGCCATTGACACTGACTGGACAGCCTCGTCCGGCGCTAGTGAGATCAAGAGCCTCCAGTATGCTGGCGGCTCACTGTGGGTTATGGCCAATAACAGCGGCAGGAAGCTCTACAAGTTCCCCATCTCGGAAGAGGTAGCCTCCACCGAAACCCGTGAACTCACTCAAATGTTTTGGGGTGGCATCCGGGGTCGTGACGCACTCCCTGAGGACACCTCCCTCGCCAACACGGGCATCCTCTCGCTCTCCGAGTTGTTGCAGGCGAGTTATGGTGTTGAGGCTTCGGCGAGTATCGACGTACTTGTTGTAGGAGCCGGGTCCGCGAGAACACTACTGCTGAGCAGCCAACATTACGCCAGCGGTGGCAACGGTGGCTCGATTGTGCGCCGCACTTCGTTTGATGTAAGTGCAGGAGCTAGTTATGCAATCACAGTCGGCACTGGCGCTACTTCTATCAACGGCAACTCCGGCGCATCTGAAAGCGTCGGCGCAGACGGCGGGGCTACGACCTTCGGTGTGCTGACTGCTGCTGGTGGTGTAGCGCAACAGGCAAACCACGACGCTCACAGCTACGCAGCTAAGACCACGGCGGACATAGACGAGACTGTTACGAGCTATAGTGCAGCGGCTGGAGCCGGGAGTTTCGCGGCGGCGTCAGGGTCAGGTGCTGGTGGGTCCGCAACTTCCGGTGCCGCCAGCACGGCTACTGCGGGTGCAGCCTACGTCTATCAAGTCAATGGCACGACTGTGAACGCCGACATTTCGGGCGGGACAAACTGGAATACGAGCGCCACTGCTGCCTCTACGGTGACAGGTGGCACCCCCTTCGGCCACGGCGGAGAAGGTGGTTATAATGTCGCGGGTCCCGGCGGAGACGGCGTTGTTTACGTTGCCTACCCGACCGGCACAGTCAGCTCCTACACTTGGTCTGGATCTGCTGGCGACATCAACGTAGATACGGCCACGGTCTCCGGCTACACCATCCTGCGCTTCACCGGCGACGGTAACTGGACGCCTACAGCCACCTAAACACCCTCTAGAAGCCCCTCAGAAGCTCACACAGAGCCTCTGGGGGTCTTCCCTATATAACATCCCTCACGAACAGGAGATCCTCTCTATGAGCGATACAAAGCGCTGGTACGCCAGCAAGGCCGTTTGGGCCTCCCTTATCATGCTTCTGTCGATTGCCCTGCGAGCAGCAGGTATCGACCTTGGCCCCTTTGAAGAAGAACTGACCAACATGATCCTCGAGGTTGTGACCGTCGGTGCGGCTGTGCTCGGCCTCTGGGGTCGGATCACCGCGAGTAAACGTCTGACCGCCTGATGGTTGGCTCCTCAGGTGATGGCCAGCCTCATGCTCCACCTCCCTACGACAGCCTCAAGATCTCTCCGGTTGGCTCACCCGACTGGAAGACCCGGATCTTGAGGCTCGAGTTTCAGGCGGAGACCCACGACAACCAACTGTCCAACCTGACGGACAAAACCAACGCGATGGCAGATAGCCTCGACAGTATCCAGCGCACCCTCGCGCAGATCCGATGGATCGCCATAGGTGCCGCTGTGGCGCTCACGGCAAAAGAGATGGGACTGATGTCTATCTTGAGTGCCGTGGGTGTCTCTGGGGGATGAGGTTCGCACACCTCTCCCCCTCCCCTTCCCTCACTACATAAAAAAAAACATGGAGGCCTCGTGCATGGACATCAAAGATGACCTCGACCTCATTCAGCGTCTGATGACCCAGACGTTCATCGACAAGCTCCAAGCAGGTGACGTTACACCTTCGGAGCTCAACACCATCCGCCAGTTCCTCCGTGACAACAACATCGTGATCACCCCTGAGAAATCAGCGCAGCTCGGGACCCTTGGGGGTCTACTGCCTGAGTTCGGCTCAGCAATGGGAGGGGCTGCAACCCATATGAACGGTGGAGACAAAGACCCTGACGACCCAAAAGACACCTTCAACTGACCAAGAACAGACACAGGCCCTCAGCAACCTCCAGCGCATCAAACAAGACTTCCGAGTGTTCACCTACGTCCTCTGGCGTCACCTGAACCTTCCTGAGCCTACACCGCTTCAATACGACATCGCAGAGTACCTACAGCACGGCCCAAAGAGATCCGTGATTGCAGCCTTCCGAGGCGTAGGGAAATCTTGGCTAACCTCAGCCTTCGTGGTGTGGCTCCTCCTCAACGATCCCGACAAGAAGATCATGGTGGTCTCAGCATCGAAAGATCGTGCTGATGCCTTCTCAGTGTTCGTCAAGCGGATCATCAGTGAGCTGGATATCTGCCAGCACCTGATGCCCGGTCCAGACCAACGCTCGTCTAATATCAGTTTTGACGTAGGCCCTGCCCTCGCTGACCACAGTCCCTCGGTGAAGTCCGTCGGTATCACAGGTCAGCTCACGGGATCTCGTGCCGACGTCTTGATCGCAGACGACGTGTCTGTAGCGAACAACAGTGACACTCAGGGTGCTCGAGATAAACTCAGTGAAAGCGTCCGAGAGTTCGACGCTATCCTCAAGCCCCTGCCTGAGAGCCGTATCATCTACCTAGGCACCCCTCAGAACGAGGACAGCCTCTACAACAAGCTGCCTGAGCGTGGCTACGAGATGCGTGTGTGGCCCGCAGAGATGCCACAGGACGCTGATCTCCAGAAATATGAAGACACCATAAGCCCATACGTCATGGATCTTGGGCTGAAACCCGGGGAACCTACGGATCCCAAGCGGTTTGACGCAGATGACCTTCTGGAACGTAAGGCTTCTTACGGTAAAGCCGGGTTCCAGCTCCAATTCATGCTCAACACCAGCCTCAGCGACGAAGAACGATACCCGCTGAAGGTCCGTGACCTCATCATCACCGAACTAGACCCTGAGAAAGCCCCGATGACGTGGGACTGGCTCCCGCACAAGAAGCACCTACACAATGATCTCCCGAATATGGCGATGTCTGGCGACTATATGTACGCACCTGCTGGTTTTCACGATGTTACTGCCAATTACCAAGGTATCGTTATGGCTGTTGACCCCTCAGGGCGTGGCGCTGACGAAACTGGCTACTCCATTGTGGCCCACTCTAACGGCTATAATTATGTCCTCCGCTGTGGAGGCTTCCAAGGAGGATATGATGAACAGACCGTACTGAACCCTCTGGCTGTCTTGGCCAAGCAGTACAAGGTCAACAAGATCATCTGTGAGAGCAACTTCGGTGACGGTCTGTTTACCAAGGTGTTCCAAGAGGTGGTCCATAAGATCCACCCCTGCTCCATCGAAGAGGTACGCCACAGCACCCAAAAGGAACTCAGGATGGCTGATACACTCGAGCCACTCATGGCTAAGCACAGGCTGGTCATGAACAAGCAGGTCATCGAGGAAGACTACCGTAGCATCCAGAAGTACGACCAAGAGAAACGTAACGCTAAGAGCCTGATCTACCAGATGACGAGGCTGACTAGGGATCGTGGGTCACTCAGGCACGACGATAGACTGGATGCCCTCAGTATGGCTCTAGCCTACTGGAGTGACGCTATGGCTCAGGATGCTGAAAGAGGAGCTGAGGTCTACCACAAGGAACGTATGGAAGAGCTGGCTGCTGACTACTACTCTAAGCTGGCTGGAGTTCACCTCAAGGAGGACCGGGAGTTAACGTGGGGGTAGATCATGAGGATGATGATCTAAGGAGGTACCCTAAGAGATACCTAAAATTAATTATGGTCATATATAGGGGGAGCCCTAGGTTCAGCTATAGTATAACTATAGATACACGATAGGATACCTAGGTAATTTGAGTGAACTGGAGTGACTGGAGTGACTGGAGTGAACTGTTGATCATCATCATCAGGAATATCTATCCAGTCAGTCATGAGGGTGCTTGAGGTGCTTGAGGTGCTCGGGACACTGTAGACCCCCACACCATACTAGTAACGAAATGACATACCTTGGGTGACTGTGGTCTAGCGCTACACGATGGGTCTTCCCTCAAGTTTTAGGGGTCATCCAAAAGTGCCAGAAATTTCTGAGCGCCTTATATAATACGTATGGACCCGGTCTCCCCCCGCTACCCCCCGCAACTCACGAACCTAGCGCCACTCATGCAACCCCTAGTCTATGCCCGGGGGTCCGTCGAACAATAGTATTCGACAGTGCACCCAAAAGCCTAGCGTTTTCAGTAGGTTGCGGGCCATGTCTATATAATCTCGATTATGTAGCCCCCTGTTTTCCATGGGATCATTAGCCACCACAGGTTCAGCGTGAGCATTTTGCTCATGTCTGGATTTGTGTGTGGTTTTTTTGTCACATGTCCACAAAGGATTTTCCCCATCTGTGATTTATCCTGTAGTTTTCTTTCGATCTTCCCCATCTCTTCCCCATCACCAACGCGAACTTAGGAGTTTTCGCCATGTCCCGCCGTAAGATTGATGAACGCACCCGCGCCGTTTTTGTTGCCAAGGTCTTCAAAGACACCGAATGGAACGAGTACCGGGTGACCTTCTCGCACATCGACACCCCTCTTGAGATTATCTCGACGTATCACTCCGACGATCTGCAGGATGCCCGGGCAACCGCAAACACCATGCTCAACGAAATGGCCGCCGCATGGTGGCAGGGTGAGGACGAGGAAAAGGCGGGGACCGCTGGGTACTCCGATGAGACCCTTGTTGAGTTCCGCTTGCCCCGCATCGACGTGAAAGCACTGGTCGAGTCTACTGAGGAACAAATCCGCGACATCGAGAAGCTGATCAAAGAGGCTGAGGGGTACTCTAGCCTCAAAGCACACCTCATAGAGTACCGGGTGAAGCTGGCAACCGCTGTAAGCCGCGCCAAGCACGTGGCAGGCATGCCCTAACCACCGGGGGCCTTGCGCCCCCAACATTCCCTAACCTGCTTCCGTCAACACAAGGAAACACCGACATGACCGCGACCATTAACAAACACGACGCCGTTCGCCTCGCTCACGCGCACTCCGATCTCATGGTATTCCTCCAAACGGGCCAGCCCATCTCCACGATGGAACCTATTGAACGGACCGCCAAGGATTACTTCGCGCTGACCTCACGCCTTGGCGTGCCTATGCATAACGACACCTTCGAGGGCTACGTCTCAGACAAGATTGAGATGTACCGGGACCGGCAACGCGAAGTCGCCCGCAGGGTGTTCAAAACCGCTAAGTAATCAACCCGGGGGCCTCACCGCCCCCTATCTTCCCTATACGTGCTACCGCAACACAAGGAACATCAGCACCATGACGTCACACGAGTACACCCAAGAAAACCCCGTGATCTCTTATGACCTCGCATACGCCATCACAGGCCGCCACCTCTCAGCCCCGGGGGTCGTACTGGATGCCGCTATCGCTCAGGGCGATGTTCTTGTGATTGACCGCAAGGGTCAGCCCTATGAGCCC